GCTCCGGTCCCACCATTGCTCAAGAGGTTTTTCCTGGACAACAACTCGGCCCTTTTCATCCCGAATTATACCTTCCTGCCAGTCCTTGAGAAATTTTTGCCAAACATAGGAATATGGGTCAATATTCAATCTTGCAGCTTCACCCTCAAGTCTTTCGATTTCAGCAATCTGGTCGGAAGTTAATGGCGAAGCTGGTATCTCAATCCATTCCCCCTTATACAAGATACTAAAAGGCTTCTTGTTCTTTAGAAGCTCTATTAGCATGTCTTCAGTCATGCGATACTGTTTTTCGACATTAACAGTGAATCTCCTTGAACCCTTTACCGGCCAGTTATGGCCTACCGTATCTTCGGCCATTCTTTCAAAAGACATTTCAACCTGATTGCGAATGGGCAACGGTAAACTGCCCTTTGTTTGAATAATTTCCCCTCCCTCTTCTGTGAGACTTTCAAGAGACAGGGCTTTGGGTTTAGGTCCTTGATCTTCTTTGTATCCGGTAATACCGCCGGGCTTTTCTTTTCCAAGTTGCCGAACAACTTCAGCCATCGGATTGAAAGTTCCTTTGCCAACACCTTTCAGGAATATTTGTGCAAAAACCCGGCGCGCGTTATCTTCGGTCGGAACGTGCTGTAAACCCTTGAATTCAACAAAATCGAGAGATAAAACGGATTGGACTTTATTCGGCGCAGACTCTTGGGCCAAAAAGTCAATGGCATGATTGTAAAGTCGTGCTAAAACTTCGGACGTATCTACCTTGAATTTTCCGGCAACTTCTCGTGCCGCAATTCCAACCTCTGTTTTTAGGAGATCCGGCTGCTCAAAGTATTCATCTACGGCTTTTAATGCCTCAATAACATCAGGTTCGCCCTTTTCTACAATTTCATCCCGCTTGGTCTGAACAGCCTCGATAGAGAATTTTTCACCCGGTGCCGCTGCCCTGATTCCAAACTTTGGGGCTGCCGCCTCTCGCTCGGTAAGCAAAGTCTCGATCTGCTCGTCGATCTTATCCAGCTCTTTCTGCTCTTTCTCAGTAAGAAAATACGTCTTCCGTGAAAGTTCTCTGGACCTATCTTGCAGTCGTGCCAGTTCATCCTTTGCACCCGGGGCAGTGGCTACCTCCGCGGGGACTACTTTGCTCTTAATGTATTTCTTTGAAGCAGGCATTAGATAATTATCATGCAGGTCTTTTGCTAATTCACCACCACCTTCAAATCCTGTTTCATCAACACCAGTAAATGCTGAATGGACTACATCACGTTTTTGTTCCGGTGTAAGTTCCGGATGTTTGCCGATAAATTCATCTGTTGCTTTTTGCCATTTTGCCGCCCATTCATCGGCTTTTAAGTCTAATCCTTCAATCTGTTCGGCCGGAACATTCTCTTTAACTACTGAAAGTCGTGATTTGTCCTCTACATGACCTTCGGCTTCAGTCCTGATAATAGAAGTTATCTCCCCCTTCCCCGTCTCGGCGGGGGCTTCGGAGATGGGTCGAATCCCTCCCATCTGCCGTCTTACATTTCTTATAAACTGAGATTCCTCGGGCTTCTGGTAGTGATTGTATAGCGCCACGATATCACCGCGGTTCTCTTCGAGGAAGTTCAGCTCCTTGATCTCATCGTTGGTAAGGGCCTCGGACTGCTTCAGCACCTTCTGGCCGAGGGTCGGGATCTCGCCGGCGGCCCTTCTCTTTTCATCAAGCTGCTGGTATCGCTGTTCGGCCATCCTCAGGAACTGGTTCCGTTCACCTTCCGGCAGGGTCATCGCCTCACCCATTTTGACCCACTTGTTTACTGTTTCAACGAGCGTAGTCCCTGTACCCATGCCATAGCCGCCTATCCAGCCGCCGGCCAATGCCCAGGGCAGGTCCGGCAGCATCTGCAGGATACCCTTTTTAACCGCCTCATACGTTGACATGCCTTTGTTTATATTTTCCAGAGAATACTTTCGCGTACCCTGTAGGGTCTCGGCGAACAGTTCTTCCCACATCTCCTGTTTACCCGACTCCCAGGCGAGGTTTTTACGCCCCTTCCCAATGTCCTGCAAAAAATACTTCTCCGAGTAATATTCGATCATCCCATCAGCTAAGCCGTGCATAGTAGACCAGAAGAAGTTTTCCTTCTGGGCCTTGGCATGCTCGAAAGCCCCAGCCGCCGATATGCCGGAGAGAAGCAGCAGACCTTGATTGATTCTCTGCTGTGTGTTTAACAGCTCAAGTCCGACTTCCGGACCCCCCAAGTAGGCGGCGAGCACTGCCAATCCACTTGACATGGATGACTGGGTTAGGCGTCCTACCGCGTAGGATATGGGATCGCGAGTCTTCAGGTCTTCATCGAAGGCCTCCCACCCGGTCATCGCTGCGTATTCCCAGTTGGCCCTGCCTTCTTCGGTGTTGGCCTTGATTGACTGTGCCGTGGATATGATAGCTTCGGCCAGGGGGTTATATATCTGGTCGGGATTCTTTGAACCGAGCTTGCTCAGCTTATCGACTGCCACGCCGCCGTATTCGACTATCTGGGCCATCCACCAGCCCACAGTGTTGGCAGTTCCCGCAATATCCTGCTCAAGGAATCGTGTAGCGGCCTTTGGAACTTCAAAAAGCGTCTTGCCTATATTGATCGGGATGCGTTCCAATTTGTGGGTTGTATAGTCGTATTCGACTTTCGTTGGCCAGTCAACTTGGTATCCCATCGGCCCGTTGGCAAAGCTTCCTTGTATCGCTTCGAGCTTGGGACCGGGAACTTTTTTGATCTCATGTCCGTAGCGGCGTTTGTAACCGTCCTCGTAAGCCTTAACTATCGTCTGCCACGCCTCGTGAGGCCTTGCAGGCAGGCCCAGCACGTTTTCGTTTACCGTATCCAGCATCGGCTCCAGCTGGGTGGGATGAATACCCGAGAGCAGCGACATGTACATCAGCTCGGACATGGTATCGCGGAACTCATCGGAGTTGTTGGAGTAACGAACCAGTTTTTCAAATGCTACCCTCGTCTCGGGCGCTATCAGATCATCGACCAGGGAGTTGCCTGAGACGACCGAATCCATCATGCGGTTCGCCCTGGCCTCGTTGGCAATCTGCTCATCGGTATATCCCATTGAAGTTTTGCGATCATAATCGACAATTTCCTCATCATTGAATCCCGCCGTCTTCAATTCGTTATAATGATCGACTTCCTCTTGCTTGAAACCAGATTCTAATAATAAATTACTCATTCTTTACCACTTCATCGAGGGGGCCTACTGATTTTCTTAATTTATATTCTGCTACCGTTTCTCCAGGAAAACGCTTGGTCATATCAAGATTTGATATGCTTTTTGATTTCGCCCTGTCGAGTTCGCGCTTCTTCGAGATAAGCCTTGCCGCACCTACCGGCGGCAAAAATATGCCTAACTTTATTCCTTTCCATATATCAGACAAAAAGTTGCTACCTGTCTCCTTGAACGTCGAATTGAGAAATCCTTCTATTTGTTGTGGAGTAGGTGTCGTTCCGGCCTCTTCATGATTCTTGATGAATTGATTCATTTCATTGTATTTCTGGGCCTTCCATTTCTGGAGTTCGGGGATTTTCTTCACATCCCCTCCGAGAGTCTTTTCTTGCAAATCGTATGCAGCATCAATTCCCTGTTTAATTGTTTCGGCCCAAGGCGACCTGTATATATGCGCAGGATCGTCCAAGACTTTGTGAATCTGCTGGCCATCGTCAATACTTATGCCATCTGGTTTTCCCACCCATTCATCAATTTCATCGTGGATAATTTGGTCCCGGGCCGCTTTCTCTAAAAGCTCCTGTCTCTTGGCGGGGTTCATGGTCTTATCAAAAGGATTCTGCTCTTTTGACAGTTCTGCCTCGGCGAGACGATCCGCTTTGTCATACCAATGCTCTCTTTCATTAACAGCTTCGGGTGGAAGATTCTGATCGATAAAATCCCTTGCATTTGTAAAATCCCGTTTAAGATAAAGTTTTTCCTGAATAGCCTTAACGCCTTTATTAACAGCAACATCGTATTCTTGTTTTATGATTGAGTTGGATTCTTTTATTTTTGCTTCATATCTCTTTTTCAAATCCGCCGTTTCTTCCGGCCCGAAAAGCTCCCGATTATCCTCGACGCGCATCATGTATTTATCTACAAGCTCGTTCGGATGTTCGATGTAATAATCTTTCAGAACGGTCTTTGTGCCGTCCTCGTTTTTCACGACTTTATCGGGACGTTGCAAGCAATAATCGGAGAATTTCTTTGTTCGATTATTTCTCCATATCAATCTTAACTGTTCGGGAGTTGATAATTCCTCTATCCTGCCATCTTCCTGAATCTCCTTTGCCGGAACATCAATAGAAACAATATGCTCAATCAAATCTGGCTCGTTTATATAACTTGCCGACGATGTCATATCGTCTTTGTAATTTGCAAAAAAATTCATCCCTTCCTGATCGACGTTCGTTTTCTCCCATAATTCCCTCAGATTGTTCTTACAAAGTTCTTTTTGAACTATAAGCTCATTTGTCTTGTCTTTCTTGGCTTGATTTAAATGAGTATGAGCAGTAATGTTTTTTTCACCTATTTTCCATTCATCTTCATAAAATTTATCGAAATCTGTTATTCTGGGATCGTTTTTTCTGACAAGTTCCGGGATCAATGTTTTCATGGCGCCGTACCATCGTGCCTGCTCGGCATCGGCAAGTGCCATTTCCCTGTTACGCTGAGCCGTCCGTTCCTTGCTCATTTCTTCCAATTTGAGTTGCTCGAATCCCTGGCCGACTTGCACCATCGTTTCGCCGAAACCTCTCATACCAGAACTTACACTATAACCGGATAATCTCATTTATCAATAACCTCCGACCGGTTGTGCGATCAGCCCGATACATATAGCACACCAGATTAAAATTATCTTATTAGCCATTATGAATGTCTCCTTCCAAAATAGGATGATCTGCGGGCATAAGAACCAGAACACTTCATGCCTCTCAATAAAATGTTGTTGTCATAGGGATCGTGTTCGGGTAAATGAGCAGATTGTTCCTGCACGCGGATATAATTTCTCAGCTCAATCACCGTGAAGCTCAGGGACTCAATCGCCGGGTACTCGCCAAGCTCCAATTCCGATACCTCGTTTTCTTCGATTTCACTCAAGTAATTCACGATCTTGCTATCCTTGAGAAACAACTGGCGGCGCTCGGGACTTAACAATTCTTTGATGTTCGGTAGCATGAACTGGTAAGGCCTCTCCATTTCCAGAATCGGCGTCGAACTGAGACCAAAATGTCTCTGAAACATCGGCTCATCAAGTTCAACCCCATACTCTTGATTCATCTCGTCTATAAATCGACTGGCGGCTTCATTTTTATAGTTTCCTATCCACTGATTTGTCAATTTATGAGGTCTGTAAACAGTGTACAAGGAAATACAATACTTTTCATCGAGTACCCCGCACTGCCGGACGAGCTTGCGCATATCGAAAGATTCGTACTCATCGAGCAAATAGATGTCATGGCTGTCAAAGTGCGGCTCGCATCCCATGCCGACGACGACTGCGAAGCCCGGACGCTTGCCCGGCCAGCTAACGCCGCCCCAGACAGCTTTACAGTAGTTTAGCAACTCTGGGTACGTGAATGTGTGACCCACTTTTGTCGTCTTTATGTCCACATCCATGTTATTTGCTCCTACGACAAATCACTTTCACTGAAATAGAATTTGCCCTCTATGCCATAAATCGCATAGCGCGCACAATCGCAGGTATGATCGTTAACCTGAAGTGGCTCATCTTTGGCGTCTTTGCTCTCAGAGCCTTCGGCCCATTTGTAGCCAGTCATTTCTTTAATGGTATTCTTGCAGGTTTTGAAGATGAATAACCTCGACTTTCCATCGTCTTGGACCTTTAGCGCAGCCTGCACGGCCTCTATACCTAAGTGGACGTCTTTCTTGGCTGGCATCGTCCCAATGCCCAACTCCTTGAATTCCCGGCAGTCCTGAGCATCGTGGTCGGCCCACGTAACGCGGTATTTCTCTTTGCCGCTGATTTGCTTTATCCGCTCGGCGTGATAAGCTAACGTCTCGCGTGCCTGGTAGTGCTCAGCGTAAATATACCACCTGCGGTCCGGGTCCCGTGCAAGCCACAGGCAGGCGAGCGGATTATTGAAGCCGAAGTCGATTGCCCTATATTTCGGCCAGTCGGCAGGTATCGCAAACGGCTTAATGACGTGAACGGCCCTGTTGAAAGTCTTATAGACCGCGCCGGCAAAGGCTGCAAAGCGTCCTTTGATTCTTGTCTCTTGTATTTCCGCCGGCCACTGAGCTATAAGCTCGTCAATCTCCCTGTCGTCAATGTACCCGCCCCGGCTCTTGCGGTTATCGTTCAAATCGGCATAGAACACACCGTCCGTCTCCGGCAGGGCCTCGATGCGCTCCTCAAGCCATGTCTGAGGAATGATCGGAGTCAAAGATTGGGCACTGAAGCCGTTCTTGTCCATAAGTCGGGCCTGTATCTCCTGCCAAATCCCTTCTGACTCGCTCTTGCACTGCTCGTCACCGTAAAAGGCGTCGATAGCCCTGCCCTCAAAGCTCTTGCGGCCCTGCTCATAAGCCTTGAACTCGATCCTGTTGCCGTTGACCAGACGCAGTTCCGCCGGTATATCAGCCGCCTTGTTGTGCCAGTTGATTGAATGAATCTGCGATATAGGCAGGTAAGACTTGATCTTCTCACTCCAAAGCAGCTTACCCACCAAAGGCCAGGTATTCGCACTCGCCCAGATCGTCGCGTTCTTCGGCGTCCTGCGCCACGGATGCACGCCCAGGGCAAACGAACACAGGTCAAATCCGATATTGCCCTCCGATTTGCCGCTGCGATTACCGCCACAGAGCCAACGGTTCTTCGCCGAGCTGCGATGAAACTCCTTAATTGCCGGCAGCGGCTTGTAAAGCAGAATCGCTTTTCCCGTGTTTTGTATTTGTCGGTTAGTTAGCATGGTTGATTAAAACATCCCGAATTTCTTCGCACTCGTCGTCCGTCAGTGTGTTCTCGTTTTCGATTACCAGGTACTCGGTGGCCTTGCCTTCCTCGCGGTCGAAGACGTGCCGTGCCAAATTCTCTGAGCCTGAGTTCTTACCATTCTTGGTATTTTCGACGAGTTTTAGCGCCGCCTGCTGAGCCTGCGTCATTTCCTTTAGCTCAAGTTTGGTAAGCTCCGCGTCCGTCAGAG